AAAGAATTGTCAGTATGAGTACTAATGTGCCTCTCGGTAGACTAATAGAGAAAAACTTATACCCTGATGAATGGCAGAAAATTGCAAGGTGGTGGTCAGCCCGTTTTGATAATGGACAGGAACACTATGAGAGCTATCTCAAAGAGAAAGATTTTGATAGGTTTCATAGACTACTCACAAGAGAGAAGTTTAATAGAACTAATCAAATAGATGTAGTTTACGATCCTGCACTAACAGTAGCGAAAGTTATTAGTACAGTGCGACAGAAGCGAGCTGAGTATGATGATCTAGGGATTATCGTAGTTGATTATCTAAACCAAGTCAAGCGTCACAACGCTCCGAATCGCTCAGGTCAATATGACTGGACAGAGCAAATCGAAATATCAAAAGCATTAAAGTATTTAGCACAAGATGAAAATGTGTTAGTAGCAACTGCTGTTCAAACTAATGAGAACAATCAAGTGCGATTCTCAAAGGGTATATTTGATGCAGTTGATGCAGCTTATCAAATATCCCATTGGGGAGACAAGGAGAACGCAATTAAGTTCACTTGTGAAAAGATGAGAAATGATAAGATGTCTGGATTTGTGAGTGAAATTAATTGGGAAACACTAAAGATTGGACCGCATACTGTAATGGATCCAGATGAAAAAGCAGAATTAAAAGAAACACTATCTTCAGATGAAGATGTGTATGACTTATAGGGGGTGTAGCTCAGTTGGGAGAGCGACTGCCTTGCACGCAGTAGGTCGCAGGTTCGACCCCTGTCACCTCCACCAGTATAAAAATGATAAAGATAATAAACTCAGATTGTAGAAAAGCATTACAAAGTATAAAACGAAATACAGTTGATTGCTGTATAACGAGTCCACCCTATTGGAATCTTCGAGATTACAATACGGCAGAGTGGATAGGTGGTGATCCAAACTGTAATCATCAAGGAGATGATTTTAGAGCGCATGCAATAGGAAGTTCTGTAAATAGACCAAAAGAATTTTTTAAGTATGAATGTAAAAAGTGTGGAGCAGTTAGAGGGAAAGACGATCAAATAGGACTAGAAGATACTCCAGATCAGTTTATAAAGAAACTTGTAGCAGTATTTAGAGAAGTTAAAAGAACAATGAAAAATACTGGAACTCTATGGATAAATATAGGAGATAGTTACTATAAGAAAGAACTATTAGGCATGCCATGGAGATTTGCACTAGCAATGCAAGATAGTGGTTGGTATTTAAGACAGGATATTATCTGGCATAAACCAAATCCACTACCTGAGAGTGTAACAAGTAGATGTACGAAAGCACATGAATATTTGTTTTTATTTAGCAAAAGTCGTAAGTATCATTTTGATCACAATGCGATAAAAGAACCTTGCATAGACGGAGAAGGTTTAAAATATAAAAGATCAGTCTGGACAATTCCTAGTGACACAAGTGCAAAAGAAGGACATTTTGCAACTTATCCACAGAAATTAGTAGAACCCTGTATATTAGCAGGCTGCCCAAAAAATGGTACAGTCTTAGACCCATTTGCAGGAACAGGCACAACAGGAATAGTTGCAGAGAAACATAGTAGAGATTCTATAATGATAGAATTAAGTAAAGAATATATAAAATTAATGGAGAAGAAAATTGATAGATACAATAAATAAAGTAGTAGAATGGCATGAGGATAGAAACCTCATTGATGGCGCAACAGATAAAGATCAAGTTCTAAAACTAATGCAAGAAGTAGGTGAATTATCTGATAATGTTTGCAAACAACAAGATATAAAAGATGATATAGGAGACTGTTTAGTTATTCTTATTAATATTGCAGCGAGAAACGGAACTAACTTACAACAATGTTTAGAAGTCGCCTATGATGATATAAAGGATAGAAAGGGAAAAATGATCGATGGTATCTTTGTCAAGGAGTGCTAAAAATAGTACTTGACATAAGTTCAAAAATCGAGTATAATATATATTATGATTGCAATAGATTTACTTACAGAAAAAGGAATTGATTATAAGATTCAGGGAAATGACGCTGTTATAAAGTGTCTTAACCCTGAACACGATGACACAAATCCTAGCATGAGAGTAGACAAGGTCACAGGAGTAATGCATTGTTTCTCTTGTGGTTTTAAGGGCAATGTATTTACACACTTCGGCGCACCAGCGACAAGTTTAGAAATAAAGATACACAAGATAAAAGAAAAGATAGAACAAAAACAAGCGGAGACAGTAGGAATACAACTTCCAGACGATAGAATTACCTGGGACGCTCCGTTTAGAAACATAGGAAAAGAAACACTAAAGATTTGGCAGGCATTTACTTGGAATGTTCCTAAATTTGAAGGCAGAATAATTTTCCCAATTCGTGATATAACTGGTAAAACAGTTGGGTTGATCGGGCGACTGACAACCAATACAATGATAGGAGAGAATAGACCTAAGTACTATATCTATCCTAATGGAGTACAGTTACCATTCTGTCCAGCAAAGCCAAAGCTAATACAGAATCGTGCTATACTTGTAGAGGGCATGTTTGATGCTTTGAATCTATGGGACAATGGTCTCAAGAATACAGTGTGCTGTTTTGGTACACGACAGATGAATTGGGTAAAATTATCTCTACTAAAAATGCAGGGAGCAACAGGTATAGATATTATGTTTGACGGAGACGATGCAGGTCGTCAAGCAGCACAGGAAATAAAGGGTCTTGCAGAAAGCATGGACATGGCAGTAAAGATAGTAAAGTTAAAAGAGAACCAAGACCCTGGCAATTTAACAAAAGAACAAATAGGAGAAATTAAGAGAGTATTATATGGCTAAGATAGCACTAGTAGAAACAAGTCCGAGTTCAACGGACTTTCACAAATGGTTTGACTTTGAGTTTAGTAGATATGCTTTATCAACAGTCAAAAAGAAAAAGATATTGAAATCAGATGTAGATATAGATATAGATGTAGACGAGTATGATTTCTTGATACTTGTGGGTTCAGAACCTTTCAAGTATTTCACTAAGAAAACATCTATTACAGCAGAGAATGGCAGACTTATAAATGATAAGTTTTTACCTATAATTAATCCTGCTATGATAGCATTTCGTCCAGAAGCAAAAAGATCGTTTGAAGAAGCAGTAGATAATATTAAGGATTATATATCTGGAGATTTAAAAGTTCAGGATATACCTGAAGAGTTTAAAATAGGTATAGAAGATACACCAGAAGCATATCTGTTTCTTACTAGAGCAATAGAGTCTGATGGTGAAGAGATAGCACTCGACTGTGAAACAAGTGCATTGTCTCCACGAGACGGATATATGATTGGATTCTCTCTTTCATATGAACACAATGGAAAGCAACAAGGAGCATATATCTCTACAGATTGTATTGATAAACAATGTGAAGGATATATGCAACAACTCTTCGAGAAGAAGATAGTAGTATTTCATAATGCAAAATTTGACTTGGCATGGTTTGAGTATCATTTCAACTTTAATTTTCCTAGATTTGAAGATACAATGCTTCAACACTATCTACTAGATGAACAACCAGGAACACATGGTCTAAAGATGTTAGCAATGAAACATACAGATTATGGTGAATATGAGCAAACTCTTTATGATTGGATAGGTAACTATCGCAAACAACACGGCATACTGAAAGATGATTTTAGTTGGGATTTAGTTCCTTTTGATGTAATGAAAGACTATGCTGCAATGGACGCAGTTGTAACTCTAACATTATTTCACAAATTTAAAAAAGCACTAGATACTAATAGTAGACTTACTTGGGTATATAGAAATATTCTATTACCTGGCTGTCGTTTTCTATGTGATATAGAAAATAATGGTGTTCCATTTGATCCAGAGAGACTAGGACAGAGTTCTACTTTGATGCAACTTCAGATTAGCGAAGCAGTAGACAAACTAAATTCATATCCCGAAGTACAAAGATTTATTAAAGACAGAGGAGAGTTCAATCCGAACTCTACTGTGCAACTTAGAAGTCTGTTATTTGATTATATCGGACTAGAGCCAACAGGCAAAAAAACAGGAACTGGTGCTGATAGTACCGATGCAGAAGTTCTTGGACAATTAGGAGAACAGCACGAGATACCAAAGTTTATTCTTGAAGTTCGTCAGAATGTAAAGATAAAAAATACATATCTCGATAAAATTTTACCAGCTCTAGATAAAGATAATAGATTAAGAACAGGCTTCAACTTGCATGGTACAACGTCTGGCAGATTGTCTTCAAGTGGAAAACTGAACATGCAACAGATACCTAGAGACAATCCGATTGTAAAAGGTTGTATTCGAGCAAAAGAAGGACACAAGATTGTAGCAATGGATTTAACCACAGCAGAAGTTTACTGTGCAGCGGTTCTTGCAAAAGACGAGAATCTTATGGACGTATTTAGACAGGGTGGTAACTTTCACTCTGCTATTGCAAAACAAGTATTCAAACTACCTTGTGAAGTAGAAGAAGTTGCTGAACTATATGGAGATAAACGACAACAAGCAAAAGCAGTAACATTCGGTATAATGTATGGAGCAGGCCCTCAGAAGATTAGTTGGCAAGTTACAAAAGATAGCGGAAGTGAGTTCTCAGTAGGAGAAGCACAGAGAGTTATCGCACAATACTTTGATATGTTTAGCAATCTTAAAAAATGGTTGACAGTAAATCAACAGTTCATTCGTGACAATGCTTTTATTTATTCGTTCTTTGGCAGAAAGAGAAGACTAGCAAATGCTAAATCAAAAGATCAAGGCATAGCATCACACGAAGTAAGAAGTGGGATTAACTTCTTAGTGCAGTCTGTTGCTTCTGATGTTAATTTACTTGCTGGTATTGAAATGAATGAATGGATAAAGAAAGTAAATATGCCTGCTAGAATATTTGCTCTTGTGCATGACTCCATATTAGCTGAAGTACCAGATGAGCATGTAGAAGAATACTGTGCAAAATTAGAGGAGTGTGTGCAAAGAGAAAGAGGAATCAATATTCCTAATGCCCCAATCGGCTGTGACTTTGAAATAGGAGAAGATTATAGTATGGGTAAGTTTGAGAAGAAATATGGTTGATGCAGTTGTACTAATCGCAATATTGATCCCAGCATTTGCAAGTGTATTTTTATTCTTGGTAAAATCAGAAGGAACAAAAGGATTAGTAGAAAAACCATATAGAACAAAAGATGGAGAGAAACGAACTGCAAAGAAAGAAAGAACAAATTATATAGTATGAAACGTAAGTTCCCTTTCTATGTTGTCCATACAGACAATGTAGAACTAATAGATGGAATACTATGGATAGAAGATCAAGTCCTAGATGACAAAAATATGAGTGGAGAAACTCTAGGAAAAAGAAGGTTACAAACACCAATGAAAAGTTTGTACCCACTCAAATATATGATAACAGATACAGTTGAATTAATAAAGCACAGAGGTAATTTTTATATAGATTCAACAGGTCATTTTTTTCGTTACTATAAACAGAAGAGTTTACCGCTGAAGTATCATAAAATAAGAAAAGTAGAAAAGAAAAGAGGAAGAAGTGTAGTTTGGTTAAAGGGTATAAATAATCCTTACGACTTTGCTAGACCACCAAGTCCTCAAGAAACTTGGGCAGGAGTATTATATCGAAGTGGTATTCCGTGGCTCATTTATGAAGTATGCGAGGAGCGTAAGAAAGACACATGGCGAAAAGTTTAGAAGAATGTTTAGAAAAAGGCATAGTAATAATTAAATTTCAAAGTTTAAACAGTAGAAATATATACGAAAGAGAGTACACTTTAGATAGTAAATATATGAATAATCCTACTCACATAATAAAACAAAGTGGAGATAAAATACTCTGTTATGATATAGATTTTGAGAAGTGGGAAGATATAGATAAAGAAACAATAATAGAATGGAGAGCGATATGAAGTCAGTAATGCAACACCCAGTAGTATTCTTAGATAGTTATTTAGATAATGATCTTTGTGATTTTATTATAAAAGAAGGAAAAAAATTAAATGTTGCTGAAGCAGCAGTATACGAAAAAGATACCAGTAGAAAAGTAGAGGATAATTCAATAAGAAAAGCAAATACTGCTTTCTTTGAGAGAGGACATTGGGTAGAGAGTATAGTAAGTTCTACACTTCATGCAATCAATCAAACAGCATGGCAAGCAGTAATAACTAATACAGAAAATATACAGTTTGGAATCTATGGTCAAGGAGAGTATTATGGAGCGCACCGAGATATAGATTTAGCAACTCCAATTAATAGAAAGTTATCAATTACTGTTCAATTAACAGACCCTAATTATTATAAGGGTGGAGACTTCGTATTATGGGGTCTAAATGGTAAAGAGTTAAGAAACGATGAGTGGAGAAACAAAGGATCAATACTTGTGTTCCCATCATTTCTTAAGCATGAAGTAGAAAAAGTAACTAAAGGAACTCGTATGTCACTCGTTCAGTGGTACAGCGGTCCTGAGTGGAAGTAATGAAGGCAATCCTTAATCACAGAATATACTTAGATACAACACCCGAACTCGAACGTAAGCTCGAAGAGGAACTTACTTATACATTACCACCACGTATGCCTATGGATCCGCCTATCGTCATAAAAACTATTAGACGAATTAGACCTGGTTTAGTTACCATACCTGGCGGAAGAACGGATTTAATCCCAGAAGGACACGAAGTAATCGATAAAAGAGTTAAGTCACCAATCAAACTACCTGACTTTAAGTTTAAATTACGTGCTTCTCAAAATATGGTTTACTCTGAGGTCAAAGACAACGCTATAATTAACGCGTGGGTCAGTTGGGGAAAGACATTTACAGGTTTAGCTATCGCAGGAAAGCTAAAGCAAAAGACGCTTGTAGTTACTCACACTAC